CAATCATCGTAATGCAGGTCATTGTTCAGGATGCATGAGAGCATGTCCGCAATGTCTTGGTGCGAGACATCCAGCGAGGAGCCGTTGTAGTCTGCCCGGTGCCGTTCGGGGCGCTGCAAAAGGGCGCGCAGCCCGTCCGGTATCTCGGTCAGGTCATAAGGCGAGCCATCGGCGGTGGAATAGACCTTGCCGCTCTTGTGCCGCGAACCGGGGCCAACCACAAAGGACGAACCGGAGCGAAAGTCCACGCCGGGATAGTCCGTCAAATGCGACAGGAAGGAAGTGTTTTCATCAACCCAAAAGTAGAGATGCTTGGAACCACCACCTGACCCTGTGTTGACCACAAGGCCAGCGCCTGCGATCTCTGGGACAAGCCCAAGAAGGCGTTCATACGATTCGATTCCACCGTTGCGGGCGTCCACATCGACCACGAGCAGGCCCTTGCAAAGCACGCCATAGCCCGTTGCCAGAGAGCCGTATTGCTCCATGGCTTCAATCTGCTCTTCGTCCCATTCAGGCGTCTGCTGCCAATTGGTAACGCGCGGATGCTTGCCCGCACCAATGCAGCGCTCCTTGCCGCAAGTGCAGTTGCCGTGTTTGTCAATTTCCCAAAGCGGAAAAATGCGGTAACCCGCCTCCCAAAACTCCCTGTGCATCATGGGTCAGGCTGCCGCGAGGCCACCGAATCGATGTTGCTCTATGGCGTCAACCCACCATTCTGGCACGGGCTTGTCCTTGGGCCACTTGTGTACGGCCTGCCGGGAAATGCCTAGTGCGCGGGATAGGGCGCTCATGTTGCCGTCAAACAATGCAATGGCTTCGGCTTTTGTCATTCAGTCCTCCTTTGATGCAAAATACATTCTGTCCGAATCTCTCCGGAGCGGGGTTGACATTACACTTCGGCAGGGACATTACAAGAGGGCAGAAAGCGAATCATCAATGGAAAGGAGAATACCAATGAGCATTCTGAGTATGGCCAAATCGGAGGTGTCCAATGCGCCCCTGATCATTACCCTGATGGGCACGCCGGGTTCGGGCAAGACCATGACGGCCTGCACATTCCCCAAGCCGTTCCTCATTCGCACGCAGGGCGAGAGCGTGCCCCGCGACCTTGAAAAGTATGGTCTTGAAGCGCCCTATTCACTGGGCGTGACCGAGACTGAGGCCAAGCTTATGGAACAACTTCACGCGCTGCTTCGCGACGAGCACGACTTCAAAACCCTTATCATCGACTCGGTGACGGGCCTTGAGAGCATGTTCATCAACGAGGTCATTGCGGATGACCCGAAGGCCAAGAACATCCAACAAGCGGCAGGTGGGTATGGCGCCGGGCGCGATACCGTAGCCGCCAAGCATTCGCGCGTCCGCAAGGCTGCTGAAATGCTCCGCACCAAGCGCGGCATGAACGTGGTTTTTCTTGCTCACAGCGACATCAACCGTGTCGATCCGCCCGATGGTGAAAGCTATACGCAGTTCAGCCTTCGCCTGCACTCCAAGAGCCAGTCGCCTTATATTGACGAGGTTGACGTGGTGGGGCAGGTTAAGCAGCCGACCGCTCTCGTGGGCGATGACCGCAAGCGTGCCATTGGCATGGATGAGCGTGTGCTGCTTTGCACTATGACGCCCGCTGCCGTGACCAAGAACCGCCTTGGTATCTCGGAGGAGATCGAGATCGAACCCGGCAAGAACCCACTTGCCAGGTGGGTCGCGGGGGCTCGGAAGCCGCGTGCCGCGAAAAAGGCGGAGATTTCCGTTGCCCAATCTCAGGACAATGAGACTCCGCACGCCGAGTTCTCCGCAGAGGATTTTGTGGAAGCCGAATAAGTTTACAGCAAGGAGAAGAGTAACATGAGCTTTTGGACAACCAGTGACGGCGAGCTTGCCACCCAGACCGGAGGTGAGTTCGAGACCCCCAGCGGCAACACCGATCCCATCCCCGATGGGTCGAGCGTTCTCGCCATGATTACCAGTGCGGGTTGGAAGAACCCGAAGGACGACACGAGCGTCGAGTATGTCGAACTCGAATGGCAGGTTGCCCAGCCGGAGGAGTATGCCAATCGGAAGGTCTGGCAAAAACTTTGGATCGACGATCTGGACCCGAGCGCGAAGGACGAGACGAAGGCCATTCGCAAGCGCGACAATCACAAGCGGATGCTCGCCGCCATCGACGCCAACTGCGGCGGGAAGCTCGCCAAGAAGGGCGCGCGTCCGGATGACAGCGCACTCGCGCTCGCCCTGATGCAGCGCCCCATGGTCATCAAGGTCAAGACGTGGGACAACGACAAGGGCGAACCGGCTGGAAACTGGATTTGCGCTGTCAGTCCGAAGACTGCCGCCATTTCGGCTGCTGTGTCCAAGGCGAAGCCGAATGCGAAACCTGCGGGTTTCGCCGACGACTTGGATGACGATATTCCGTTCTGACCTGAGAAATACCCGCTGGCAGACCGGAAATAGTCTGCCGCTTTATCAAATGGAGACACCCGATGCACATGCCTGACCATCTGCGGTTCTGGCTGCTGGAGCAGTTTGGGTGGGACAATTACGATGATTGGCACCCCGACGACATTGTGTTTTAAATAATTGAAAACCGTGTTATACGGTGTGGGCGCGGATAGACCGGCCAGTCGAAAAGAGGGCTTCCCTCCTCCTGCCGCGCTCAAATACGGGAGAGAGCAGAGACGGAGGCTCTTGTGAACTTTGAAAAGATCAAAGAAGCCATAAATTACGATCCCGAGACGGGAGAGTTTACGTGGTCAATCCCGCCTAAATGCCATCCAAATTTGCTGGGGAAGCCGTGCGGAGTTTGGATTCCCAACCGCAGCAAAGAATATTTGGTTATCCAAATTTTTGGGAAAAAATATAGAGCACACAGACTTGCATGGATGATTGTTTATGGGGCGATTCCTGAAGTTGTAGATCATATTGACGGGAACACCAAAAACAACGCAATATCAAATTTAAGAAACGTGACTTGCCTTGAAAATTCTCAAAATCATTTGAAGCATCAACTTCCTACAGAAAGAAAGAAATCTGGATTGCCCGCAGGTGTGAAGCTCTTGAAGAGCGGAATGTTCCAAGCAAGAATCACAATCGGGAAAAGGCAGATAGCACTGGGGAGTTACCCTACCGCACAAAAAGCGCACGAAGTTTATATGGAAAAGAGGAGGAAATACCATGACTGTCCAACAATTAAGTGAGGCCCCACAAAGGTCGGAACAATGGTTCGCCCAGCGCAAGGGTCGTGTCACTGGCTCGAACGTGGGCGCAATTCTTGGGATGGACCCATGGCGAACGCGGGCCGATGTCATGCGCGCCATGGTACGTGATGCGCTGGGCGCGGAGAGCGAGTTTGACGGCAACCCGGCCACACGTTGGGGGCAAGCCAACGAAGAAAACGCTCGCATGGATTTCGAGTTGGAGACGGGCCACATCATCAGGCGCGCTCCGTTCGTGCCATACGAGGATTGGGCGGGCGCCAGTCCGGACGGCTTCATTGATGAGGATGCCGTGGCCGAAATCAAGTGCCCGTATGGCATCCGCAAGGACGAGAATCCCGCGTTCAAGTCCTTGCACGATCAACCCCACTACTACGCGCAGGTGCAGTTCGAGTTGCTTTGCACGGGGCGGTGCTGCGCTTATTTCTGGCAGTGGACTCCGAGCGGCAACAAGTTGGAGGAGGAGCCTGTAGACCAAGAGTGGCGTGACGAAAACCTGCCCAAGCTGCGGCAGTTCTACGCCGAGTTTCTACACGAGGTCGAGCACAACGCCGAGGAACATCTTGCACCGCGTCGTGTCACGCTTGACAGCCCCGAGGCACACCGAATGGTTCGGGAGTATGATGAGCTTGCCGAGCAGGCTGCATGGATTGACGAGCGCAAGAAGGAATTGCTCGCGCAGATGGTCGAGATTGCGGGCGAGAAGAACACCGACTTTGCAGGGCGCAAGCTAACCAAGGTGGAGCGCGCGGGGTCCATATCCTATGCCAAGCTTGTCAAGGACCATTGCCCCAACGTGGACAAGACCCCGTATATCGGCGCCCCCACATCGTATTGGAAGCTGACGTGAGCGGTTGGGCCTATTACAACGAGATTGACCCGTTTTGCGCCCAGTGGCTGCGCAACCTTATTACCGCTGGGCATATCGCACCAGGGGCCGTGGACAACAGGAGCATTACAGATGTGCAGCCAGAAGATGTCGCAGAGTACGACCAGTGTCATTTCTTCGCGGGTATCGGCGTCTGGAGCCGCGCCCTGCGCGGAGCCGGATGGGCCGACGACCGGCCCGTCTGGACCGGATCGTGCCCATGCCAGCCTTTCAGCGCAGCCGGGAAGCAAAAAGGATTTGATGATGAACGCCACCTCTGGCCCATCTGGCACCGCCTCATTGATGGGTGCCGCCCTCCAATCGCCGTTGGAGAGCAAATCGCAGGTGGCGATGGGCCCGGATGGTTCGACGGCGTTTCAAGTGATATGGAAGAGGCGGGTTACACCGGAGGGGCGGTTGATATTTGCTCTGCGGGGTTCGGCGGTTCGCACATCAGACAAAGACTTTATTGGGTCTTTGCCGACGCCGGTTGCATCCGAGGAGCGGGATCGCGCAAGGCCAGCCGCGCTAGCGAGAGTGGACAAAGGGGGC